GCTGACGCCGATGCCACCACAGGCCAGTCCACGGCGGACAGCACCGCAGCGGCCCCGATGGTTGCAATGGCCGTCTGCGCTATCGTTTTTACCGCACGCACTCCGGCGGCCTTCCACCACTTCTGTGTCTTTTCACTCATATGTATTTTCCCTTCTTATTTGATTACTGGCATACCGGATACTAGTCATAGCAAGAATGCACCAGCTAAAGCACTAATGATGCAATCTACAAGGCTATCCCACAGCTTTCCCGGTTCAAGCAACTTATTTGTCAGTGCTGGGTTCTGATTTGTTAAATCGTCGAACGGCTCAAATGATTGCTTGGTAGCAGGGCGTCATGCATAGCGTTGTCCTTTTCTAACGTGTTCATCCATAAAAAACCTCCCTATGGGTGTGTTCCTGTTTTGTTCATTCACCCGCTCCAATATTTCAACTCTGGCAGTCAACTGACATTTGTTTAGATTGCGATCTTCAGGCATAGATCCCCCCGCTTCTGTCTTACTCTGCAGAGCCGCCGAACTCAGAGGGCACCAGCTCCGGCATACCAAAGTCATTGACAATAATGTCTGCCACCTGCTGTTTTAGCAGTCTAGGGATCTGGTTAAATCTACTTCTTTCCTCCACCACTCTGCATGCGAATAACATAGCCACCATTTCACAGTCTCCTTTCAATTTTGTAAATATCCAAAAGGCCAGTCTGGCCAATCGGTCACACATAGATCACCTGAGCCATTTCAACTAAACAACTTTCCAACATGGCATTGGATTGGATAACAGCGTTAAGCTTCTTTTGGGTAGCGGCAAGTTCTGATTGTAACTCCTCAAGCGTGGGGGAAGTGGTGACAGGCTCATGGATTGGCCCGAGCGGTGCCTCTTTGTAGCTGTACGCATTGGAATTGTAGTGCTTTTTGCAGAAATTCTCGTCTGCCACAATACGGTTGATTTCCTTCCCATTTTTATAGATGATATAATTCATGCATCCACCTCCCACCAAGTAATGATGACGATGCCCGGTGCCCCACATCCAGCGGCGCCAGCACCGTTACCAGTGCCACCGCCACCACCACCGGCGCCATAACCTTGGCCGGCGGCATCACCACCACCGGCAGCCATACTGTCGCCGATGTCAACCCCACCGCCACCGCCGCTACTGCGGTCGTTTCCGCCGTCTCCACCGTTGCCGCTGTATCCGCCGCCGCCTCCTGCTCCGGAATTGGCTGTGCCAGTACAACTACCGCCATTACCGATGTATCCACCGCCGCCGCTGCCCGGAACAATTAACAGTGAGCTGCTCAGCTTCTCCGACTTTCCACCACCGTTGCCGCTGTATCCACCGCCGCCGCCGCCGGAACCCCCGGCGCCATGATCCTGAACGAGGCCACAAATTGGGGGTGGAAATCTGCAGTCGTTAGCGGATATCCCATGGGTGGGTCCATTGCTACCAACAGCATTGGCCCCTGTGCCGCTGCTGCCATTTCCGCCGTATTCACCTCCGTGCCCGCCAATTCTCCCGGCTCCGCCGCCGCCATATTCCCCGCCGTTGCCTCCGTTGCCATAAAGAGAGGCTAAATGTGGATCAGAAGAACTTACCACAGCGCCACCGCCGCCGCCATATTTCCCGCCATTGCCTCCGTTGCCTGATCGGGAAACAGCACCGTTGCTCACCACGACGCCACCGCCACCGCCACTGCCACCGGAACCGCCATTGCCTCCGTTACCACCTGAGCTAATGTCATTACGCCAACCCCGGCTGCCACCGCCACCACCGTTGGCGATTAAATTTCCGAAGCGGCTCGCCCCACCGTTTGATCCATCTGTCCAGCCGGCGCCTGAAGAGGCTATGTAATTTAACCCTTCATTACCTCCAACTCCAACCTCCACAAGGATTTCATCTCCTGGAGTGAGGGTCATTGTTTCGACCTCTGTATATCCGCCGCCGCCACCGCCGCCGGAACCGTATGCCGACGATGTAGTGGAGCTATTGTATCCACCGCCGCCACCACCGCCGCCACCTTGAACCAGCACGGTGAACTTGTTTTCTTTTGCCGTAGACGGAACCACAAAAGTGCCGCTCTGCCGGTACAACAGCACCACCTGCCGCCCGTCGGTGTTGGCCAGTTTGGCATCCAGTATTTCAAAGTTCTCGCTAAGCTTGATCACCTCCAGGGGATCGCTGTCTTGTGGCAGATTCAGGTTGAGTTTTTTGGAGTATTTCATATGCTTCCATCATCCTTTCTGTCTTTTTTAATCGTCTTGGGTCTCACCAAGTCATGGACTCTGCCCCGCTACAGGTACGCAGGCGCTGGCGGACCAGTCTCCAGATGTCCTGTGTTTGGAACAACAGTATAGTTGTCCGCAGGTGGCTTGGAGGCCAATCCAGTAACCGTAGCGGGGCCTTTGCACACTAGCCGCAGTTCCAGTAGTCTCACCCCCTTTATCACATTGAACCGCTTTCCCGCTGTTACCGTCTCATCTAGCGGGAGATAGCCATTCTTATGGGAATCATAGCGGTAGGGATCATCAACCATAAAGTGGTGAGCCACAGCCCACAGGCTGTATAGATTATCCCATCCACCGCTGGACAGGATGCGCACTTTCTCCACATCCTGTCTGGTTCCATCAAAAATCAGCTTGTCCAGAACGCCCATTCCTCGATCACCTCCAGCTTGTCCCAGTAGATGATAGTGCTTCCAGTAGTACCTGTAACACCAGGGAACTATAGGTTTGATGACCAATAATGTGCATCCTATGCTCCCAATGGCCTAGGCTTTCGTCTTTTGGAATCACCCCTGGAGCAATCACTGTATCACCTGGTCCGCCACTGCCAGTCCGGCAATGATAGATAGGATAAGGTACCAGTTGTCAATGACAGCTCTCCTCAGTGTTTTATCGAGCTCTCCAAGTCCTCGATGCGGTGGTTGGCCACCTTCATCTTCTCCTCCTGGAGCTTGGCCCCCTCCTCCAGCTTGTAGGTGCGCTCGATCAGGTTGTTGTGGGCCTGCACCCGCTTCTCCAGCTGCTCGATGCGGTAGTTGGTTAGCTTGGCCGAGGTCAAGATCCCAATCACCGACCCCACAGCCGACCCGCCTAACCCGATCAGCGCCACAATGATTCCCTCCATCTCTTCACCTCCCCTCTCCACTTAAAACTGCGAAACCGCCCTGAATGCCGGTGATATACCCGCCGCTGTCCGCAGATCCCCGTTGTACAGTGATGCGGAAGTTGACCCCCCATCGCCCCACAACGTTAGCCTTGTTCTTGAAGATGTAGTTACGCCCGTTCTGCACGGAAGATTTGATATTTTCCCATGCCGGGTCCGCGTCATAAGCATTGTTGCACACCTGCACAGACCAGATGGAATCCTTAGGTATGCTCCCTGATATCTCCAACCAAATTGCCGTGGGCTGTGTGTCCGCTGGGAGCGGCTCTTTCAGTGTGATAGAAGCATGATAGACCTCCTTGGTAAATGTCACGCTCAATGGATCTGCGGCCACCACCCCATCGTCAGCCTCCACCGTCAGTGTGTGGCGGCCATTTAGAATCCTCTGGAAGTTGACGGCGTGGCTGACGCACTCGAATGTCAGCTTTGTGCCGCTGGCTACGTCCGTCCGGGTCTTCTGTACTACGCCATCCAGCCTCTCGGTCACCGTCAGCCTATCGCCGTCTGCATCGCTGGGGGTGTATTGGAAACTGAATGCCTCCGACTTGCTGCCTAGGTTTACGCCAGGCACATTGCTGGTACTGGCAATGGTTGGGGCCATATTCGCTTTGACTGCCCCATCGTCAAAGACCAAAGAAGATGACGGCAGCGTGAAAACGGGGCGGACCCCGTAAGTGTCGGTACAGTAGTTGTAGTAGAGGGTATCGGAGTGCAAGCTCCAGGCACTGCTGGCGTCATCTGCACGTGGGGAACGGGTCCACTGATGGATATTGTAGCCGTTCAGATAGGCCGTTTTGAGCAGGTTGAGAACCGTGCCGGACAGCGCAGTGCCCTCCGCTTTCAGCCCGGTGGAAACCTTGTCCAGCTCCGTGATGGACATCAGGAATACGGACCGCTCCAGGGTGGCAACATTCCAGTTACCGTTGCCGGGAGTGTATTGGATTTTGGTGACGCCCATCGCCGCGCGGATGTTGGCGTCCAGCAGATTTTTATAGGTGCTGTTGAGCCAGCTATCAATGGCACTACTGGCGTAGGCGTTGACATTGGAGCTGTGCCACTGGTGCTTGTCATAACAATCCTTACGCACCAGCAAAGTGCGCCCTGCCCCGTTCAGCTCTCTTTCGTAATCGTGCCTGGCAACATAAAACTCAACCAGCACACCGTTCTCGTTGAGTTTGACGAGGCTGCCAAGCTCTTTCTCCCCTAACTGTGTTACTGCCATGATATATCCCTCCCTTAAAATTCAATTCTGGTCAGCGCAGCATTCCACACCCCGTCCACTTCTAGACCATCCAAGCTGCGGAAGGTGACCGTGAATGGGTTGTCACCAATGGCTGGGCCAGTGATCAGCTCCAGCGCCCCGCACCGTCCCGCCAACTCGTCAACCCTCTGTAGGATAGCGCCGTGGGCGGCTGGATTTGCATTGTGGCTGGCCACCGCCTCATCCCGCAACCGGTCTGCGCTTTCCTTTGTGTAGTAGCTGTCCGGCAAGGCCTCTATCAGGTTAAGCAGGTGCCCTGCCGCCTCCTGATCTAAAATGCCGCGTACGCCGGCAAACCATTCTTCAAATTCAGTTTGCGCGGTATCCTCAAAATTGCTCATGCGCTGTGTGTAGCTGTCAAACACCTGCTGCGCATTCTCCCCATGCACCGCAACGTCAGCCGCATATTGAGTGTAGAGCTCGGTGACCATTCCTTGATACTGCCGGTAAAATTCTTGGGCCCCGGTGGTAAAATCGGTAGCCCAATCCGCCAAGTTGTCTTTCGCCTGCTGGTAATGCGCCCTTGCCTCTGCGGTGAATTGGGACAGCCAGTCCAGCCACTGCGCTTGCAGCTGCTGAGTTGGGATGCCGGTCACCCCATCCCGCATGATGCCGCAGTAATCCTCGTTCAGCCGCTGGTCGGTGATATCCGCTGCGAGAATAGCCGTAGCGCCGGCGCGTACCATAATGGTGGCCACGTAGATTTCATCGTAATCAAGGTCGCGCACAGGTGGGGTGATCGCCGGGGGCTGCGGGGAGTATCCTCCCTTTTTGATGATGATCTCTCCCCGGTTTTGGTTTTTGTCCAGCCGGACGCACACCGCATCAATCCGTGCCAAAGATCCATCGGCGGTGTCAAGGGTCAGCACTTGAGCGTTGGGCTCAAAGGCGTTTACCCCCCAGAATTGCCCAGCCTTTAGCCACGCAAGACCTGGGTTGACTGTCACGGTCATGTCATCGTTGGCAGTAACGCTATAATGTCCATCCGCGGCAAATACGCCCCGTGTGCGGGTTCCACACCAGGCCCCCAGGGCGTTGGCCTCATATTCTGTGTTGTCTAACGGAAAACAGATCATAATTCTTCCTCCAGTACAAAGTCACTTAACAGCGCAATGATTTTATCCCCGCTCTGCTCATATACCATGGTGACAGATGTGATACGGGCAGAGGCGTAAATCCCGTACTCCAACAACTTGACGGGCATTCGATCTCCCAAAAAATAGTCCACCCCATAAAACATATTGTTTTGCACAATGGTGCATGTGATGGAAAAGCTGCGCAAGTGCTCAGATAGCTTTTTTCGCCCCCGTGCGTCCAGCATGGCGTAGTATTCTTTGTCTGAGTAGTTTCTGGTTTCATAGTGGTAAATGGGGTTCCCCTCATCGTCCACCTCGCCGGTTGGAGCGGCAACCTGGTACTTTCGTTGCAGGTCGCGGGCGTCCACATATAGCTCCCGGCGGTTTTCCCCAGACACGTTGCCCAGCGATACCACCCGCACCTCCCGATCCGCTCCCTCTCCGCCTCCGGCAACCACCGCCACATTCTTATAATCTGTAGTGCCGGTAGTAACAGAAATATCCTGGATGTTGCCAACATCCGTCCCAAAATACCCCACATAACCGGGGGATTGCTCATCAGAGCGGTCAACCCCCTTATACACTCGAAAGGTCTCCGCTCCACTCTCAGGATCAAAAATCACCGAGAAGCCAAGCCCGGAGATCTCTGCCAGCTTCTGCTCTGCCTCCAGCACAGATCCCCAGGTGATCTCCATGTCGACCTGTTCAGTATAGCCCTGCACATCTCCCGCAGAAATGGGAAGCCCCCGGCGGTTTTTGCTGTATATGCCGTACATAGCGGCCTCCACGTTGGCAACCCGTTCAGTGGCCATTAACACTCGATCCGACAACAGCTCCGATGTAAGGTTTGCACGCACGGTGAGCACCGATTCTGTTTCCGATTGCAGCAGATCAACATGGCAAATGCGGGCTACGGTATTGGTATCGGCATTAAAAATTCGGTTGCCATCCACTAACATCTCGCAGTTTTCCGGAGTAGCCTGGGCGTCAATTTTGACTTCACCAGGGGACTGGTAATTCTCCATCCACTGCACCCCATCCTCATGCTGCAATAGGCCGATGCGCTCCCCATCGGTATTGTAGATATAAAATTTAGACACCTGATCTCACCCCCTCTGGGGCCTCGATGCGCACACCCAGCCCCTTCCGGTTGGTCGCGTCCGTACGCAGCAGGTTTGGCCCTGGGATCAACGTCATGGATAGGTCGCTGTCCACTGAAAGATATTTAAACCCATTTGTGACTTCACCGGCAGCGCTGACGCAAGTCACGCCCTTTTTCCCATAGACTGTGGAGACAATGACGCGCTCACCCGCAACCATAGACTTACGGATCAGTATCCGTTTCCCAGTGTCAACATGGTACAGCTCCGGGTTATTCAGCGCAGCACGGGCTGTAAATACCACCCTGAACTCCACTGGCACATTGCCCCGGTTATTGACCGTTGCAAAATAGCTGTCACTGTACCGGCTGATCCACCAGGAGCCCCCGGTGCGAAAAGGAAACTTGAATAAGGCCACCAGTCCCGCGATTTGCGTTGCGTGGGAAGCTGTGGTGCGCCAGTAGGGGTAGGCTGCCCGTAGCCGCAGCTGGTAAAACTGCACCCCATTACCAGGGGTGATTTCCGGGGTTTTTTCCGGTACCACGTCCAAGTACCATGACCCTCCATTTTGCTCAACGGTGAGCGTAGCCGGTATTTGTGGGGCGATCACGTTGAGCATGCGCTCTCTCTGAGGGGCGATAGGGTCAAATATGGCCCCGCTCAACGTAAAGGAGCGTGGCCGAACATTTTGACTGGTGATGCTAGCTCCCACTTGAGCGGTGCTGCGTGCCTCTGCAATGTCGATCTCCACACTGCTCACTCCGTCCACATCTGTGACCCACAGCGGGCTATCATGCTGAAAGATTAGCCTACCGATGGCGTTCTCATAAATAAACCGCGTGTTCTCGTTCATATGCGCCCTCCTTTACGGCAGCTGCCACTGGGAGCGGCGCAGCAGGTCCTGCCCCTCTCTTGTCATCTCAGACGCCGAAAGAGGCTTGGGGGTGGTGATATTCTGGGTAAGGCTTGTAACGTACTGTATTGCGCCTCCAGCGCCCGCATATGCCGCCTGCGGCACAATGGATGCTCCGCCCAGTGGGGTGCTGTCTGTAACCGCCCTCATGCGCTCTACAAACGCGCTTGCTACACCCGGGGAAATAGTCAGGCGCTCAGTGATACCGTCCGTTATGCTTTCTGCTTTCCGGTATAGCATCCCGCTCATTCCATCCATGCCCACATACACACCCATCATAACGTTTTCAAACAGGCGTATCATAACGCGAGATGGGGAGTGGACGTCCAGCGCGGCAGCCATAGTGCTGGCAATCCTGTTGGCGATCTCCCTCGCTTTCGAGTACAAAAACGGGGCCTTGTTGTCCATTGCCGTACCTATGCCGTCCATCATGCGGTTTGCTACGCTCTGCGCCCCAAAAATCATGCTCTCAAGGGCAGACACCGCGCCGTTTGCCAAAGCTGTGGTTGATGACTTTACAGTGCTTGTGTTGATCACGATGGCGCTATTGATCGCAGCCATCATCTGCCGGGTGCGGTTTTCCGTCTGCGTTTTCATGGTATCCACTACCTGTGTGACGCCATTGCTCATGCTGGCCGCAGCTGCTTTCACTACAGAGCCGCGGGACATAATGATGCCATGGATCTGCGTCATCATTTGGGCGGTGGTGCTGACTGCCTGCGTTTTCATGTTTCGGAACACGTTTTGCACCTGCGTGCTCGCGCTGGTAACAGCTCCGGTAATTTCGCTCATGCCGTTTTGTATGGCAGCAGTCAATCTGGCAACCAAGCTGTCGCCGATGCTCTGTCCAGCAGAGGAAAAGTCCACTGTTTCCACCGCACTGGTGACGCTCTTGGCGATGTCGGCTCCCGCCTGTGTGGCGGCATTGGTGGCGGCAGGGTTCTCCGTAATACCAGATGCAACCCTGTCCATGGACGCATATCCAGCCTGATAGTAAGACTCTGCACGCAGCTGTGTATCTGCGGCTTCGCCTACGGTTTTAAGGCTCGTGCTAAACGTCTCATCGATCTCCGCCAATTTTGTGCGTACCGCCTCGTTGGTATTGCCAAGCGCAATGTCTACCCCGCCATTCATGGCTGTAAGCTCGTCCACAAACGCCTGTGCCTGTGCTGCACCCTCCGGCCCCATCCTGGCAAGCTGCTCAATCACGCCTTGGTTGATACCCAAGTCCATAAGGATATTCATGTTTTTGGCCCAGTTTGCGGTGGCCTCCTCGTTTTTCCGCATGTTTTCCATGAACTTTTCAAAGCTGATCGCCGTTTCCTGCTCCATCACGGAGAAACCATTAGACACAGTCGTGGTGTAATCTGACAGCACTTCTTTGGCATGTTCCAACGCCCCATCCTGTCGTTCCACATACTCCTCAATCGTCAAACCGCTGTCAGCAATCGCCTGGTTCACCTCATCAAGAGAAAGCCCCCACTTGTCTGCAAACTCGGCAAGGGTCTCCTGCCCCTTATCCAGCGTTTTCTGGTTTTCGTCCTGCCATTCCGCAAAGGATAGGTTGTTTTCGTCCATGTTAGCCCGGATCTCGTCAAAGGATAGGTGATGTTGCGCGGCAAAGGCCCGGATTTCATCCTCTTGCAGGTCAAGGAGTGCCTTCCGCTGTTGCTCTTGCTGGGCAAGCACTTGACTGTACGCTTCTTCGTTTTGCTCCATCTCTTCCAGGGCTTTCTGCTGAGTAGCTTGCAACTCCTCCATTTTTTGGTTCAGCTTGCGAACCAGCTTTTCATATTTGAAGGGGGTGAGTTCACCATTCTCTACCTGCTCTTCCCACAGGGCAAGCTGCCGCTCCGCATCAATAAATTGCGCTTCAATATCCACCAACTGCTGGGACAGCGCTTTCATGTGGTCGGTGAGCGCAGTGGTTCTAGCCGCACTTTCCGCCGCGTTAAAATACGCCTCGATCTCATCTACGGTCATGGACAACTCGCCGGTAGTCTCGTCTATGGTCAGGTTCAGCCCCTGTTGCGCGGAGTTGAGGGCGTTGATCTTTGCTTTTAGCTGGTACGTCTCCTTCGCTGTGCGGCCCAGCCCCTTACTGGCTAGAGCCTGCATCCCTGCCAGCATTTCTCGCCCGGTGCGGGTGGCTGCTTCAGCGGCGGCGCTGTTCTCCTGAAAGCCCTCTGTGGTTTTTTCCAAGTCATCGGCCAATGCCTTGTTCGCCTCGCCAAACTCTTTCACATATTGATTACCAGCGACCATAGCGGGGTTTGCTTTATTAATCGCGGCCCCAAGTGCAGCAATAGCCGCCGTGGCAGCCACTACGGCCACTGCCACTACCCCAATAGGATTGGCGGACATCGCAGCATTCCATAGCCACTGCGCCGCTGTAACAAACTCAATTTTACGAGTTAAAACGCCAACAACCACTTCTTTAAGCGTCAATCCTGCCGTTTGTATAGCATCGGCAGTTATCGCACCATTGACAGAAAGTGAATACAGCGAAACTTGTATCGCGGCTGTCTGGAAGCCTTGTATGACACCTGTTAATATGCCGCCAATTTTCCATGCCGTAACTGCTACGCCTACTGCAACCAATAGTGGGATTAGCACTTCTGAGCTTGCGGCCACAAGTTCAAACGCCCAAGCCATATTGGAGAGCACATTTTTTATATTGGTACCCGTACTGCTGATAATGTTCTCAATGCTTTTGAAGCGAGTTTTGGAAAACCCCCGGTCAATAGCGGACATAACCTCAGTCACACCAGCCGCAATGCGGGTGCGCATATTGGTAAAAGCCGTGGCTACGCCCCCTGTAGAGGTCTTTGCCATGTCAGCAAAGCCGCCAACCGCCTGATCTAACTCCACTAGCTTTGCGTTAAACTCGGAAAACGTGATGTCCCCGTCACGCAGGGCTGCATACAGATCATTTTGTGCTGATTGACCAGCAAACCCAAACGCCTCCGCCGTTTTCTGCAAAGCATATCCCATGGTCTCCTGTAGGGTGCGCCAGCTTATGATGTCAACCTTGCTTTTGGTCAGCATCTGAGTATACTGCACCATGCCGCGGGATGCATCGGCGGCACTGGAGCCGCTTGCAAGAAAAGCGTTATTCAGTGCCAGCGTTGTGTCTGTAGAACTTTCAAGATTGCCAGTGAGGACAGTTAGCTGCTGGGCAGTAGCCACCACCTCATCAAGCGCAGTAGGAAGCCCCTGTACCCCGTCAGACAGCTTTTTGGTGGCGGCGGCGGATGCCTCTGCGCTAAAGCCCATATTCTCCAGGACTTTTGGGAATTTGTTCATTATGTCATACCGGGAAACGGCACGGTCAATGGAAGAAGTCACCAACTCAAAACCTTTTTCCAGTAACTTGAACACACCAAGGCCCTTTACAATATCTCCCAGCCTGTTTGCGTCTTTTTGAAAGCCAGACGAGTCCATTGACGTATCAAACTTTAGTGTGCCGTCATATGCCATGCGCCTGTCCCCCTTTCAATTTTTGCATGAAAAAACCACCGCCTAATAAGGTGGTGGTTTGCTGTATCAATTTTAGTAATTTAGCCTTTGCCTGCCTGCCACTGGTGTCCGCAGTTCAAGCAGGTAATAAGTACTTTTTTTGAGCCAATGTTGCCAGCTACCAGTCCAACAGGCCCAGCAACCGCCGCACCTACAACAGCCTTCCCAATACCAAATCCTTTTTTATCTGCGCTGATCGAGGTTGACCCGCATTTGGGGCATTTTGACATAGGTGTTTGTGCTGGAGCATTAACTTGTGCACGTATAGTTTCCATATTTTTCGATAATTCGGAGCGCTTCTTTTTAATATACTCCCGCTTTTTATCTTCAGTCATTTCACATAGCACGCAGACTTCCCATACTTCAATCGCAGCAGAGGGCCATCCTGCGCTTTTTAGCCCTGACCTCTGATAACAGGCTTTGCAGACAACCCCATCTTTTAATTTAGTTTTATCCATTATACCAAGCGGCTTTTGGCATACAACGCACGATATTGCCATCTTTACCCCTCCAATACAAGTAATCCAGTAATTTACAGGCACAGTATAGCATAAATGGACCGCTTCTTTCAACCGGTTAATTGCATTTATTTTCCTGTAGCGCGGCCCTCGCCTCTGCAAAACGGCGGGCAACCCGGTCTTTTGTCTGCTGCTCCACTTTCTCAATGCTCATGGCCTCTTTTTCAACTCTCTTGAGGGCAAATAGTTTGCGCATTTTCAGCACATGACTTTTTTCATGCTTCGGCAGCCCCGCCACATCGACTGTACGCCAGTAGATAACCCGCTGCATGAGCGTTGTTTCTGGCAACCCCTCAAGCAGCGCCATAAATTCCCACCAGTGGAGAAAGTCCACAGTGGTAAGGCTTATGCCGTAGGTTGCATAAAACGCCGCATAGATCAGGTTTGCGTCCTGCTCAAAGTCAAAGGCTTTTTTAGCAGCTTTCTTCCCACCTTTGTCCTTACCGTTACCAGAGGCATTACCACGCCCATAGAACCACACCAGGCCCTCTACAGCCTTGTGAATATCAGCCGGTATCTCCGGGTACAGCTGATAAAGAGCCGCCGTTGTCTTTTCCATCTCGCTGATATTCGGATCGTGTAAAATGAGGTCAACTTGTATCATATTGCGGTAGTCTGCGGAGATAGGGATCCCCTCATAGTCCTCCGGCAGGCCATCCATTAGCAGGATGTTCATTTCTGCGTCCGCCGTGTTGCCCGGTTGGGCTTATATTTTTGAATCTTGATGCCAAATTCCTGCCCCTGCGCCTCCATCGCCGCGCCCAACGCCTCATTGATTTCCGCAACTTTGCTGAGGCTGGGGTTGTTGCCCAGAAGTTGCTCCGCTGCGCCGTCACTAAATACCTCATCAAGAAAGTTGCCAAACAGGCGCAGCTCGGCGTTGAGCATATCCACATAGGCGTCCAGGAAACCAGGATCCTCTGCATCTATGGCGGGCATGGATATGTCCGTGCCTGCCGCCTCCATGCGCTCCCCTGCCTGCTTATAGCGCAGCACATCAGCGGGAGAGGTTATGTCAAAATCCAGTTGAACATTATTTACTGTAATCATGGTCACACTCCTCAAAATCGTTGGCGCCCATAGCACAAAGCCATGGACGCCCAGCCTTTACTTCTTTGCCCTGCCAGCAACAACCGGCTGTTTGAATTTGTTTTTGTTGCCCTGAAGATATGCCAGGCGTTCCTCCGTGGGGGTATACCCCGAGCGGGGATATCTATCTTTTCCTGCCTGGTACACAGTCATGCCGTCCTCAGGGTCTGTAAAGCTGATAAGTACCTCGTACCCGTCAGGAGCAACAACCTTCGAGGTCGCCTGCCCATGGTTCATGCCGCGTCCCATATCGATCCACCTCCTTACGGTGTCGCTGGCGCATAGGTGTACTCCACGGGCTTTACCGTGGAGGTCAAGGTAGAGGTAAAGCTTGCGTTTTCACCAGCCGCCCCGGAAAGGTCATCCTCCACCGCAATGGACACACTGCCCCGTTCACCTTTGCCGGTGAGCAGATTAAAATATACATACGGCTTGATCACCGTCTGCCCTGCCCCGAACTTGATGGCATGGGACAGTATGGTGTCCTGAAACTCATCTCCCACAATGCGGTCACCGTTTACCGAAAAGCTTCGGCTGGTACCAGTTTTGATCGTGACCTTTCCTGTGCGCAAATACTGGCTGTCCTGTGTCTGTGCAGACAGCGCCCCTGATTGCTCTGTGATGCCGGTCTGCGCCACTGTATAGTCGTTTGGGTCGGTTGCGGCGCCGGTAAAGTCTACGGCCAGCACCATATCATCTGCGGTAGTAGCCCCCTCAAAAGCGGGATCTGGGGTGTAGTTCTGCATCAGTTCAGAAAGTTTCATAACTCATCTATCTCCTTTTCTGTAATACTCCAGTTCACACTGGATTTGGTATTTTCCGGCGTTGATGTCCTGCTGATAGAGGTAACCAGACCCCAACGCCCGAATGCTGCGCGGCGTCATCCCAGCAGGCAGGCTGGGGAGGTTGCGCATCCGCGTCTGTTTGCGGAGCCATTCCGCCAGCGCCTCTGTAAAGCCTGTGTTTGCAATGTTCTGGGCCACATCTGGCCCATAGTCATTTACGCTGCTGATAATAAACGGATAGCGGCATCGTGCGCCGCCATCAAGGTAAGGGTACACCAACTCATCTGTGGGCGATGTGGCAAGCGCATATTCCACACCCGCTTCTCCAGTGTCCTCCGGAAGATAGTCCACATTGAGCCGTCCGCCCGCCAGGAGCGGGCATCCGTCAAAATAATCAAATAGCGCCCCTATGATGGTCGCGCTCATCTTCCACCACCCGCAATCTGCTGTGCGCCGCGCAAAATGCGCTCACGCTCCGCTGCCTTACCGCGCTCAAACCACTTGCCACCTCGTTTGCTGTCATAAGTGCGGCTAGTGCTCGTCTTGTAGTATTGGTGGGCGGAGTACGGTGCGATGTACTGCACCTCGCCGCTGCCCACCACAGTGCCCAAAATGCCGGATTTTTGTAGCATGCCTGTCTGAAATGGTACGCGAATAGAGCAGAACCGCAGCACTTCATTGTCCACAAACTTCTGCGCACGCGTGAAGTTGCCGGTGTACCGGCCTCCAAAGTCAGGGTTCCACTCCAGAACAGCTTTTGCCCTACCGTTTTTCAGCTTGGCGGTAAACACGGTGCCGCGCGGTGTGGTGATCGTCAGGTTAGGTCTTGCCATATCATTTACCCTCCAGTCTGAGATGGGGAAGCAGGCGCTCCAGGTTACTTGTGTGTACGGCGGTCACGGTAAAGCAGTTCGTAAACTGTTTTGTAATCTCCGTAATGCCGCCCTCAATGTCAGGTCCCTCACCCAGCACCACCACATCCCCGTTTTGTGCTGTCCAGTGCCCTGTAGGGTCTGGCAGGGCTGCGTATTCGTCCCGCCTCATAAAGCCTCCAGAAAACGCATGGAACGGTATTCTGACGCTGTACCCGTCTGCGGAAGTCAGCCCCTCGCCAGAGGTGATGCGCTGGCAGCCTGCCCAGCTCACACCTCTTATCACTGTTTTGGGCCATAGCGTCTTTCTTGTCTCACCATCATACCATTTGTTATAAATTGTGATTGTCTGATCAAAGCCAATCATCATACCCACCTGCACATAAGGTTGACCGGCCATTGCAGATAGCGGGCGCAAACTGCGGCGCACTCTCGTGCCTCTGCCTCAAGTGTGGAAGCGCCACTGTCTGGCCCCGCCGACACTGTATAGCCGTCATTGCTGATGCTCCCGACGCCTTTCGGTAAGGCGGCAGCCCCCTCACGGTAGGCTGCGATGGTGTCAGCCAGACGACACTCGCACAGCTTCAGGGCGTCCTGCATACTGTCCGGGGCGGCGTTTGCCGCCCCATTTGTCTGCAAGATGATCTCAGCGTGGGCATCGTCCACCACCGAATTGTACACCGCCTCGGACAACCTTCCCCCCTGTGCAGTGTAAAACGCATAGTCCGCAAAAGTGGTAAACATCGCCATCAATCCTTCGCGTTTGGCTTTTTAGGCTTCTTCTCACCTTCGGCAGGCTCCATGGGCGGGGACGGGGTCAAGGCAAGGGGGACGTACCCCTTTGCCTTATATTCATGCAGGCGGCTTTGGTCAATGTTGCGTGTGATCCCGCCGTTCTTAATTAACATGTATGGCGCCCCCCTTTATCCTGCTGGCTTACAGTGGGAATACAGGCCCTTGGCCTTGTTTTCATAGACAAAGGCATCATGGTACTCCCTAAATTGGAATTTCCATGCGTCCTTGTCTTGGTTGGTATCGGGGTCGAAAATCTTAGGCAGGCTGAATTTAACCACCTGCAAGATCGCCGGTGGGTAAATGACCATAAAGTTGATGTCAGACGCACCCGCCGCTTTCGCATAGCCCCAGTTGGAGGTGCCGTCATTGAGGGTGATCTCTGTATAAAAACGGGACTTAGGCACCCAAGTGATGGGCATATCATTGTACCCAGACAGCACGGTGTTGACGGTACCATCGCTGCCCCACTGACGGGACAAGGCGGCGTTGAGAATGGGCTTGAGGTCACTGTTGATATACAGCTTGCGTCCAGCCTGCGGCACCTCATCAGCGTCCAGTTGACGCACCGCTTCATCGATGGCAGGGATGATGCTGTCTTTGGTCAGCACCTCGGGAGCCGCCTTGTTAATGCCCTCCTTACTGGCGTACTTTGCAAATCGGTATGCGTCCAACTCCGGGATAACGTGCAGGCGCATAAACTCTCCTGTTACCGTTCCAAAGGTAAGCCCCAGGGTCTCCTCATCATCCATGCGGTCTACGGAAATCTCCTTGCCGCGCTCCTCAGTGAGGGGCAGGGTTTCCCATGCAGCAGTCACGTCACCTTTTGGGTAACCGTTTGCACGGCTATAATCGCCCAGGCCGGTGGTGCTAACCTTAAGAACCTTTACCTCATTTGTGCCAGTGAAGTCTGGGCGAGTGGCCGCATCCATACCATTGGTGACAGACTCCGCTTTGTACACCCCATCAATAATGGGCACGAATTTCTTTGCGTATTCGATCGAATTAGGCATTGTTTAACCTTCCTTTCCTGTGGTAAGCCCCGCGCCTTTCATGGCTGCCGCCACAAAGGGATCGGAACTTGTGTTGTTGTTGTCATCGTGGTGCTCCCCACCAGTCTTTACTGTTGCGGGGGTAGTGGTGGTTGTGGTCGTTTCAGGCTCGCCGAACAGGTAAGCATCAGATTCTGCTAGAGCTTTTAACGCTGCCGCCACGTCCTCCTTCTGATTTTTGCTGGCTTTGAGGGTGTCCATGTCCAACAGGGCCATGATTGCCTTTGCGTTCTTGCCTTTGGCCGTGGTAATCGCATCCTTCAGCACATCGTTAAAGGTCATCTCGGCAAGTTCGTCCTGGTGCTTCTTTTCAGCGGCAGCCAGGTCATCCTGGAGATTCTTGACCTGTTTCTGTAGCTCGGTCACATCCACCCCGTCAAAGGCCTTTAGCCTTTCGGACAGAGTACCCAACTGCTCCTTGTAGGTATCCTTGTCTCTTGCCGCAGCCTCCGCTGCGCTTTTGTGGCCCTCAATATCCTTGCCGTGCTGGGCCATGATCTTGTCCACGGCCTCCTTGTCCAACCCAAGATCCTCTAAAAATTTTCGTTCCATGACTACTCCTTTCATCCGCTACGCTTGTTGTCGGGGTCGCGCCCCGTGGCGGCTGCGTGTATTACGCCGCGCCCGGCGAATTTTGTATCAAAAAAGGCACCCTCTCGGATGCCTCAGTTGAACCGTTATTTTGTGAACTGCGCCCCGGCACGCTCCCTGAAATAGTCACGCCGCAAGCCCGTCTGCCCTATAAAATCGCGCTGCCGTGCCTGCCAGCTGCGTATTTTAACCTTGGCGGCGCCATTATCCTGTCCGGCAAAGTCTAAAGCGCTGGCCTCCCGTTTCCAGCGGCGTATTTGCCGCTCAATGTACCGCTGCTGCTGGGTGGCATCATACAAGCTCATGGTTTCATTATTGAAAGTCACCACTTTATTGTTGTATTCCCGCAATTTTTCAGCAGAATATGCGGGATCGGACATCCCCTCAAAATAGGGGAAAAAGCTATGGCGGCAGTTCCATCCACATAAGCCCGGCCCGGTACCGTAGCCGGTCACCCCGCGGAAGTTGGGATATTTGGTAGAGGTCCCGCTCACCGAGAACACGCGGCCCTGCCACACAGCGTGAGAGGGGCGTGCGCCGGGGTGAGCGGTGGTCTCCACAAGATCGGCACCCATCTGCGCCATGTTGGCCAGTTGGATTTCCGCAGCCGTTTGATTTATGCCAGTCAGAGTTGCCCGGCGGAAAGCTACGTCTGCATAGTCTACGTGGCCGGTGGGGTATTCGATGGAGGCAAGGCCGTTATTGGTCAGCGCACGTATGCCATCACGTATCGCCTGCTGGTAGGTATAGCCGCCTGAAATAATCTCATGGTATGCAAGGTCAAGCGCCCGCTCAAACTGCCGTGTGGCGGTGTTGGCAGTGGTCAGGGCAAGATTTTGGTACTCCTCCTGCGTCTTTATCAGCCCTGACCGTATAATTTGCTGCAAATAGGCGTTTTCTGCCAGTGGCACTGGATTATACCCCGCCGAACGAAACAGCCGGTTATCGGTTTCCAGCGTACGCGTGGCGGCCTCGTCAAACAGCTCAATGATCCGCTGCTCTGTGGCGTTGAGCGTTCTGGCAAGCTCACGCACAATGCGCTCTTGTCCGGTGCCCAGCAGCTCCAGCCTCAGCGCCTGCCAGTTGGTGGCGGGCGTCACCTCGGCCAGCCTGCCAATGCGCCGCGCCATGTCATTGATTAGCGCCTGCTCTGTTTCAGCAATCAGCCGCACTACAGCGTCCCCGGCATCGTCAAGCAGGCGGAATGTCAGCATGATTACTCATCCTCCCCTGGGGGAAAGCTGCCCCGGCCATACACCGGCCCCGGCGGCTGGGTCTTTGCCCTAGCCACAGCCTCCTCCTCTCCGTACCACTTCATGCGGTACTCCCACCGGGGCATAACCCCGTAATCAATGTCCTGCCGGTCATCCGCTTTTTTCTCGTCATCACTGACAATGTATCCGTCAGAAAAACTCACCACAATAGATGTCTCTGGATCCACCGGCTGTCCCAATATGTTTTTACCCGCCCACAGAATAGCCCGCACAATACTCTGGAGCGCTCGCTCGATCACAATTCCATGTTTGGCCGCGTTCTGCTTCAGTTCTTGTTTTTCCCCGGTGTATTGGGTAGCGGTCACCTGTGCGGCTCGCATATTGCTGTTGAACTGATAGTGCCGTGTGCCCAGACCACACTTGAAAGATAAGTAGTCCAGCTGCGCCTGCACCGCGTCCCGGTTATCTGATACCCGCAGATCAGGGTTAAACTCATGCACCAATTTCTTGTCATCGGTGAATTCATCACCTACAGACACAAAAAGCTGCTGAAGCATGTCATCTGGGGCGAGGTAAATTGGGCAGCCGTCACCATCTGTACCAATGGTTTTGGTCAAATCCCGGTTATAAAACACTTTTTTACCGCCTAACCACAGATCCCGGTTAAAGTTGTTGTAGGCAATATCTACACCTTTGAGATTGTCGATAGCCTGAGCAAACACCGAGCACCCCAGCCCCATATTGCCGTTAAGCGGGTTTACCGTGTTGGGGTGGATGATCGCAAAAAACGGATATGGACTGCCAGTGTTAATCCGTTCGGCCACGCCATCCGGCAGAGGCGCAGAGACAAGGGATCCCCCATCGTTTTTAAAATAGCGGTTCTTAATGACATATGTGCCATTTTCCAGTGTGTGAATTTCCACATATACGTACTTTTTGCCGCGTACCGTATTCTCTGAGGCGAATGCAACCTCTGTAATCTTGTGGTAGCGCACAGTAATGGGGAAAATGTTCATGGCTGGCAGGTACTCCATGCGGATACAGGCCTCTGGCGAGGTCAGCACAGTGCCATCCTGCCCAGCCGACAATCCATCCAGTTTCATCACAAACGCACCGGTGCCGCTATAAAACGCTTTTTCCACAAGGCTGTTTGCTTCGTCCCAAAAATGAATGGCGCCAAACACCCCTCCAGTAGACTGCTCCCCCTCCCGGCCTTGCAAAAATTCTGAGGAGGCCTTATCCCCAAGAACAATTTGGGTTTTCTCATTCAGCAAACAAGCTGCCCAGTCCTCACATATCTTTTTAGCCATTTTCATGGAATACAACGTGCGCTCTTTCTTTTTTCCAGTGTCAGTGGTTTCCCTGAATTTGTGAAAAGACTTCACATACCCGGCCCACCACTGCCGCCAATCCTCGATGCGGTTGTAGTAGTCGGCTGTAATGCTGACGCCCAACTCTCTGTTTAGTACCCCAATAACCGCCCGAACGTCCACAGAATCACCTCACTTTCATGTCAGGGCATAATTTAAACATAAACGGCTCCCACGAATACTCGAAGGCATCGAGGATGTCTATGTCTGTGCTGAAATTATCCAGCCGCTCGTCCGGCTTTTTGCTGTCCCACACCGCATTTTCCAACCCGCCCTGTACCAGCTTGCAGTCATCCCCCACAAAGAGCCGTCTCGTGTTCAGCAAAGTGCTTGTGGCAAATATGCGATCCCGGATACGCCTCTTTTTGCAGTCCAGCACCTCTACGCCCAGCGCCGCCTCCCGCGCCGCTTTGCGCAGACTGTTGATCAGATACTGGGCCTCGTTGTCTGCCCAGACGTATTTGATATACATCCATGGATATTTGGCGCGCAGACGGCGGACAAAGCCCACAAACTCTCTGCACAGCCTATCCGCATCAATTTCCCCCTTTGGGGCCTTTATGTGATGATCGGAAATGACCAAAGCAGTGTGCAAAGCCGTTGCCACAAAGGTAGTAAGCGACTGGCTCCCACCAAAATCCACGCCTATCGACACAAACTGGACATCCCGCAGCATGTCTTTGCCCAGCTTCTTCACATAAACGTCCTTGTTGTCCGCAAATTGCCGGTAGATGATGCCCTCTGCCACTACCCACAGACCACGAATAAAGCGGTCATAAAACACCCCGGAGTATTGATTTTCATACCGGGCCTTAACCTCCGGGGACAGGCTGAGGTTGTCATTCATGGTGAAGTGCAGGTGGAGCATTTTGCGCTTTCTAGCATTGAGCACCCAGCCCTGATAAAACCAGTGGGACGGCCCCTCTGGGTTGCAGTTAAACCAAAACTTGGCCCCCTCCACGGAACACCGGCTGGTTGCCTGATTGACAAAACTCTCCGGCATCAGGGCCACCTCATCCAGCAGGATGCCAGCCAGTGTGATTCCCTGGACCAGTGCAGCGCTGCTCTCATCCTTACCGCCAAACAGGTAAAAGTTATTGCTTTTCCCGGCAGCACTCACCACGATCTTGTTTTCCGTCCGGTGCTCTTTGAACGAAAACACCCCAGCCAACCAGGTTGGCAGGTTGGTGGTCACATTGCGGCGCAAGCTCTCAATGGTCTTGCCACACAGGGCAAAATTCTGACCTGTAAAGCGGCTCATGGCCCACATGATAAAGCCCACTGTCATGGCCACCGTCTTACCTGAGCGGATGGAGCCGTCACAGATAATGCCGTCATAGGTCTCAAAGCCTGGCCTATTCCACCACGTCATCGCCAGATTCTGCCGGGGGCTCAATTTCTTGTATTGCATTTGTGTCTATCCCCCCTCGTGTGCTCTGGTCAATGACCTCAAAGATGTTGTTGTCCTCCTTGGTGGCGGTCCCAGAAACGTTGGATTCTGTCTTTGTGGTGTACCCGTGCTTGCTCATCCAGAGGGAGGCAAGTTTCGTATCAATCATGCCCAATTCAAATTTTATCCGGGCATCAACTTCACATTCTTCTTTTATGCGCGTGGTAATGTCCTGAAACGTTTTATCTCCTACATAAGTTTCATAGAAATTTGACCGCGCAATTCCAGCCCATACGCAAAATCCCTCAATCGTGCATGTCACGCTGCGCTTTAGCTGTTTGCTCACAAACTCAGAATTTTTAGAGCTGAATTCATGGGTAAGCACGGACTGATTATTACACCATTCCTTGTATTGCTCCCATGCATCCGTCAAGGCTTTCACGCTCTTAAACTTCCGGGGTCTACCTACTCCCATGATGTCACCGCCCCTCAAAATTAAAAAGCGCCCACGGGGGACTGGGGGCGCTTTTTCACATTGCCATTATAGCACATTCTCAACTATCAAAAACTATCATCTTTCCGAAATTCACAAGCGCCTTGCCGTGAAGCCGGTACACTTGGGCAATCGAAAAGTTCAGGTCAACAGCGATCTTTTCCCAACGTTCCCCTTGCACATACCGGGCAATCAGAACATTTTGCTGATCCTTGTCAGGAATTTGATAGATAACTTGCAAAGTATCTTGCACATACCGGGCAATCAGAACATTTTGCTGATCCTTGTCAGGAATTTGATAGATAACTTTCAAAGTATCTTCTTTCAGCCTGATCAGATCATCAATTCGGGCATTGATTTTCCGTTCAAGATCGTCAATCCGGGCAAAGATTTCCGCCAGCCGGTCCTTTGGGCCTGACGTCTGTACCCGATCCGGTTGCAGTTCGTAGCTTTGGCTTGCCAGGCCGGAACGCAAGGTTTGAACCGCGGCAAGCAACCGATCAATCAGCCGATCAGTTTTCTTGATTTGGGAAAGCTGTTCTTTGGCCTGTTGGCTCAAGTCTTTCAGGGCCATCGACCCACCACCTCCTCCTTGATTTTCTTGATTCTGGCCTTTAAGGCCCGCATGACCGCCTCATGGGTATCCGCCCGGTCCCGGATGGTAGCCATGACGTCCTCATCCTCGCAGTCCTGCACCACCAGGTAATGCACAAAAACCTTGTCATAGGGGGATCCCTGCCGGTATAGGCGGCAGTTGCCTTGGTCATTCAGCTCAAAGGACCAGTTGAGGCCGTACCACACCACATGACGGCCGCCAGCCTGGAGGTTTAGCCCATAGGCGCAGCTTGCCGGATGCACCAGCAGCACGTCCACCTCTCCGCTGTTCCAGGCGTCCTCATCCTCCACGCCCTTGTAGACCCGCACCCTCAGCTTGGTCTTGGCCAGGCGCTCCAGGATGCGGTCCCTGTCGTGCTGGTAGCCGTAGAATGTCAAAGCGGGCTCCCCGTCAATGCGCTCCAGCAGCTCCATGTAGGCCTCCAGCTTGCAGTCATGCACCGGCACGATCTGGCCCTCGCTGCCGTACACCGCCCCGTTGCAGAATTGCAGGAGTTTCCCGGTGAGGACCCCGGCGGTGCCAGCGGTGATGATGTTTTCGTCAATCTCCAGCAGCAGGTCACGCTCAAACTGCTCATAGGCCTTTTTGGCCTTGCTGTCCAGCAGGATGGGGACCTCATGGGAGATGTTTTCCGGCAGTTGCAGGTAGTCCTCCGCTTTCATGGAGATGCAAATATCAGCGATGGCGGCCAGCACGGAGCTCTCTGCCCCGTCCTTTGCTTTATAGCTGAAAATCTGGGTCCGGCTCCGCTGGTCCGGGTCAAAGTATTGGTCCCGGTAGGCCCCCAGCGTGGGCCCCAGACGTGCCCCACCGTCCAGGAGATACACCTGGGCCCATAAATCAATCAGGCCCTTGGAGGACGGCGTGCCGGTCAGCAGGACCATCTTTTTGACAAAGCGCCGCACCCGTTTCATGGCCTTAAAGCGCTTGCTCCTGGAGTTCTTAAAGCTGGTGCTCTCATCCAGGACCACCATGTCAAAGGGCCACGCTTGCTTGTAATAGTCCACCAGCCACTCCACATTTTCCCGGTTGATAATATACACGTCCGCCGGTGTGTTGAGGGCCTTGATGCGCTTTTTGGTGGACCCCAGCACCACGGAGATGCGGAGGTGCTGGAGGTGATCCCACTTGGCGGCCTCTTTGCTCCAGGTGGCCTCCGCCACCTTTTTAGGGGCCACCACCAGCACCCGGCTCACCTGCCAGCGGAAATACTTGAGAATGTTGACAGAGGTGAGGGTGATGACGGTTTTGCCCAGGCCTGGCCGGAGGAACAGCCCCACGGCGGGGTCCTCCACCACCCGCTGGATGCAATAGGCTTGATACTCATGCGGTGTGTACTTCACAGCCGGGCCTCCATTTCCAGGATAAAGGCGTCCACGCCCGGCTTGGTATCAATCCGCCGGACCTCAAAGCCCAAGGCGGCGATCATCCCGCAGACGTACTCTTGCAGCTTTCTCAGGTTTTTGCCGGGGGCCTTTGTCTCCACAAAGGTGATCTTTCCGCCCGGCAATAACACCACCCTGTCCGGCACCCCACTCAATCCGGGGCTCACAAATTTCAGCGCCATGCCTCCCAGTCTTTTCTTGACCTGTTCCCGCAAGTAGCGCTCCACTTCTTTTTCCAGCATTTTGACCTCTCCTTTTAGCCTGTAACATTTAACAATTTTCCTATTCTTTTATGCGTATTAGGCGGATTAGGCGGTTTATATACTCTCTAAATCCTCTATTTTTCAATCAATAGAAAATAAATGTTACAATGTTACAAAATCCTTGAAAGCCTTGCGGCGCAACGGTTTCAGCCGTAACATTTACTGTAACATTGCCTGTAACCTGTTACAAAATGCCTGTAACATTCAAGGGGTCAATGTTACACCAATGTTACAGGCAATGTTACACGGTTTTCTCAAAGCCCCTTTGCACCCCGCAGTAGCCAAAGCGCATTGTTTTCTCCGCTTTCTGCCAGTCCGCACAGGCCTCAATGATGCCGTTGATCTCCGCCGTGTCAATGTAGCGGATGTCCTTTTGTTTGCCGTCCAGGGCCTCACACCACACCTCCAAGGCACACACCTTGTCACGGTCCACCAGCTTGAGGTCACCCTGCACAGCGCCCGCCCAGAACATCCGGCGGCGGTCCAGCGGCCACTTGGCCCAGTCGCTTGGCACCTGCTTTGCAAGGAAGTCCAGGACGATGCCCTCACGGGTGCTGACTTCCCGGTGCTCCTCCTGCTTGATCTTGGCGGCCTCCTCCAGTTCACCACGCAGGTATAGGGGCTCACCCAGCCGCCAGCGGACCACGGCCTCCGCCCATATCTGGTCTATCTCTCCCGCCAGATCAGCCCACACGCTCTTGGTCACAGGCTCAATGCCAACATCCACCGGCCAAAAGCGCCGGTTGCCGGTCCTGTCCTGCAAAAAGTCCTTGGTGTTGGTGGTGCCGAAAAAGACACAGCACCGTGGCAGCTCCTTGACGTGGCGGCCATAGGCGGCCCGAAAGCGGTCCGTGCGTAAACTCAAAAACTGCTTGATGCGGGCCACGTCCGTGCGCCGGAAAGCGTCCAGCTCTGAT